GATAAAACCCATGTATCTTATTTCCAAGTCCTCAGTGAAGGGGACTTGTCAAATATTAGTGATAATATTAAAACAACAATCTGATTTATTTGTATACGTCTTTTGACTGGAATATATTTATATGTTACCAGTGCGATTTATTTTATATGTTTTTATATTTTAAATATTGATATCTTTGTTGTTTGAAGATATCCGACACCTAGCCGAGGGTGGATTCAAGAAGAAGGCAATTTTATTGTTCAGCCATCAGAACGTTATATAGTGATGGATGATGTCTTACCGAGGACATTTAAAACAGAAGGTCCAATGAGAATTGGAAAGCACTTTATTTAGCTCAAAAAGCCTAATGGTTCATGGTTGTTCCAAACGCGAAACGCAATTATGAATCAACACGATATTAAAATTTTAACTTCAACTAGCACATACGCCAGACCTTGTGAGCTGACCAGTAATCAACAAACTGAGATTGTTGAAAAGTTTATGGTTCAATCATCAGAACGTTGTATAGTGATGAATGACATCTTGCCGAAGATGTTTAAAACAGAAGGCCCAATGAAAATTGGTAAAACTTGGCAGTTGCCCACTCAGCCTAATGGTATATGGTTGTACCAAACGCGTAACGCAAACATGGATCAAACAAATTTAAACAATATAACTTCACTTAGCACATACGCCAGACCACGTGAGCTGACCAGTAAGCAACAAACTGAGATTGTTGAGGACTCAAACCTCTCTTATTCAAATAAGGGGGGTCGAGCAAAACAGAGAATGATTCAGAGAAATTTGGCCAAGAAGAGAGAGCGTCAAGCAGATATAGTCACATATGTTTGTGAGAACGCACCATGGATGAAGTATAAACTTCCACAAGCTTATAAAGCTTGGACTACGAATGACAGATATCTATTTACCTACGTATTAACACGTGGGACCAGATATCCATATAGAGGAGATGATTTCTTTATGAAATCAGCTCTCTATGCAAATAGTGGAAATATCCACACTGATCGCAAATTAACACATCTTGGAGATCGAACTACTCAAGGTATTATGATACCATTAACGTATATGAGTGAGGCTGTAACTGCCGTTGCAGGAGCATTCTCAACATATTTGTTGTACAAAACAGGTAAGAATGTTTATCACACTTCCAAATCAGTTAGAGAAGTGTCTGTAGATGTATTAGAGAAACTTAAGAAGCACAGTATAGAAATAGTAACTGTGTTGTATATATTTGGCCGTTGGTATAAAAATGAAATATCAACAAATGACGCCCTGCTTATGTTAGCAGGCTTAGGTATAGGTTGGATTGCCGTCCAATCATCCTTGCTGTCGGGACTATTCAGTTCCGTATCGCAGCTGTTCCCAGCTCATTCAACTAACCGGGAGACGCAAGGATTTGAACCAACCACCCTATTGCAAAGCGCAATTTCATTGATAGCAGTATTAACACTTGGTACTGCAGGTACAGTAGATGCCAAAGGCATATTGAATAGCATTAGAGGACTTAGTGCAACCATTTTAACAGTAAAGACAGTAGAACAGTGTTTAGTAAATATAGTTACATTTTTGCCAGATATTATCCAGAGAATTATAGCAGAGTATATACCCAGTTTTGGTTTATATTGTAGATTAAATACAGACCCAACTTTTAAGAATTTTGTAACCACAACGCATCGATTGCAAACACTCCCAGACGTAGATTTATTTTATAATTCCCATAACCTTAATGATTTTGTTAATTTATATTCATTTGCATCAAAATATTTTCTTACAGACCAAAATTATAATACAGACACATTCAAAGTTTTAAAAGATGAAATAAATTGGCTAGATAATAAACATACGCTAGCAGATGCTTTGGGCTTACTACCAGGTAGACGAAAGTTACCTTTCGTTGTATGGATAAGTGGAGACCCAGGTATTGGTAAAAGTACACTAGTTAGAAAGATATGCAGACAATTACTCACAACGCTATTTCCAAATAATAATGAGAATTTAGAAATTTGTTCAGAAGATCAGTTGGAAAAATTAATTTTTAGTCACAATACGTCCAATAAATATTTTGATGGTTATCAAAACCAGCCCATCTTTGTTTTAAATGATTATTTGCAATTTGCCAACCAAGAAGAGGAGCAGTGGTTAATTAGATTTGTAGACACATTAGATTGTCCATTGGAAGTTTCATCAGTAGATAATATCGCAACTGGAGTTAAGGGAGAAGTAAGATTCACGTCCCGGATCATAGTGGTAACATCGAATCAGACTTATTTATCCACATCAAAGAATGTAACAAGTTTAGAAGCGTTTAATAGAAGAAGAGATGTCGTTTTAGACATGAAATGGAAACCCAACGCACGTATTCCCGAAGGAGAAGAAACCACATTTGATTATTCGTGGTGCCAAATATTTAGAAAGACACCGACAGAGTTTGGTATGGGAGAGTTGTATCCACCTTTCAATGGAGTGGATGACGCTATTTATGCCCTTGAACGAGAACTAAACAGGTTCTTAGAAAGGAGTGAACGTATTAATATGCAAGTTAGAGAATTAGGCCCCACACCATTGAGTGTTAGTATAGACAGAAAGAGAGTTAGAGCCGATAGATATACAATTTTAGAAAGCAAAATGTTTAATAGTTTTAGTGCATTTTTTAATAGCGAATTTATGGGTATAAAGTTTAAGTACCTTATACCACTTATTGTAGGAGGAACATCATCAGCATATTTACTTTATAAGACATGGGTGCCATCCCTAGTGTCAAAGTTTACACAAAGTTTATCAGGTGATTCAGGAACACAAAAATTGAAGAAAGCAACAAGACCCCTAAAGAGGATGACTATGGGATATCAAAAGAATAACGTGGAAGTAGCAAATAGACTACTTCAAAACACTGTTAGAATATCCACTTTTATGGTGGGTCCAGATGGTCAAATGCTCAAGCAAACCATGTGGGGATGGTCTCTAGGAGGAAGTTTGGTATTAACACCAAAACATCTATGGAGAAGAGGATCTTTAACTGCAAAGAAAGGAGATAGATTTGTTATAGAAAGGGGAGAAATAAATCATGAATGTTATATTACTGAAGCCAACCTTTATCTTTTTGAAGATGAAGATTTGGCAGTAGTTAACGTTCTTGGTTTCTTACCTTCTTTTAAGAAAATGGATCATCTCCTTTTAGCAGACACTCATCAAGTTAATTCAGGCGGAGAGGAAGCGCTATTAATAGTGCCAACACAAAATCAGACAAAAGACAATCTCCTATGGCCAACACTCATATCAGTTGACGCCTTTATAACGGATGCACCGTACAAGGACGAATTTGGGGAGATATACCAAGGACGAGGTCTTTGGCAATATAATCACAAATTAGTTAAAGGAGATTGTGGATCATTATTGGTTATACAAACAAACCAAGGAATGAAGATTGCAGGCTTGCACGTCGCTGGAGATGCATATAGTGGAAACTCGGAGGTTTTCACTCAGAGTATGTATGATAATGTCGTTAGGATATTTGAGATGAGAAAGACGCAAGGTTTTTGCACAGACGTACAATTGACAGAGGATGAATTCTTTGATGCTGTATCAGATTTGGAGGGTAATTGGTATTACTTAGGTAAAGCTAAGCAACCTCCATATCAGAACGCAAAGAGCGAAATTCGTCCTAGTCCTTTGTATGAGACATTGCAACCACATAACACAGAACCTGCAGTACTAACTCCATCGGATAAGAGAATGATAGTACCTGTCTCACCAATAATACAATCAGTAGCAAAGTACGGAACACAAATTGTTCCCTTCGATCAAGGGCTCCTGAATGATGCCTTTAATATTGTTTCAGATTTTTATCAACCCATTAGACAATATAAATTACGAGCCTTCAACCATGAAGACGCCATTAATGCCCTATATACTCCAAATTTGGAGAAGATCGATATAGCAACATCAGCAGGTTACCCTTGGAATACTAAGGGTTTAAAGAAATCAGACCTTATAACAAATGATAGTGGCCATCTTAAGATTGGCGAAGAGTTAAACAAAAAGATTAAAGAGAATGAAGATTTATTATCAAAAAATATTATGTTTCCGTATACACTTGTAACAACCCTAAAAGACGAAAGGGTATCATTGTCCAAAGTAGCCATTGGTAAGACTAGGACATTTATGAATTTTCCAGTAGAGTATACCATATTAATGAGAAGGTATTTTGATGATTTTATAGATAAGGAGACAAAGCATGCCATAGAGATTGGCACAACAGTAGGAGTTAATATTTACAGTACGAGGTGGAATGAATTATTTAATGACCTCAATCGTTTTGAGTTTTGTACCGATGGAGATTTTAAGGCATTCGACGGAACCATTAGACCAGAGTTCTTTCGTTTGTACACTAAACTTGTAAACTCGATATATGCAGATGAGCACAGTCAGAAAAGAGATATGTTAGTAAATGGTTGCTGTTTTGCACCAATGTTTGTCCTTGATAAAGTTTATGTTAAACTCCAAGGGAACCCATCCGGTTCAAGATTGACAACGTCGTTTAATAGTTTTGTTAATAGAATGTATGTAGTTATGTCAATGCTCCACGCCCTTCCAAGGAAGTGTCACACCCAACAATTTTTTAGAGTAAATATGAAGATGTATGCCCATGGAGATGATCATATTATTGGGTTCTCAGACCAGATACGAGAATATTGGTCAGCGTTATATTTGAGAGATTTTATGTTATCTCATGGAATTGATTATACATCATCAACGAAAGATGCGGAGTTAGGACCAACACGAGATCTTATGGACTGTTACTACCTCAAGTCGTATTTTATTTATGACATGGAATCCGGCACATATCGAGCCGGATTGGATAAATCAGTTATACAAGAGATGGTATCATGGCAGCGAGACAATGACATAAAATCAACAGAAATGATAGTTAATACGGCTTTGAGATACGCTTACTTCTGGGGAATCACATATTTTCAAGAAATATATGGAAAACTAGAAGAAGAAATTAAGAGGAAACATTTGAATATACATTTAATTGATTATTTGTCATTGGATATGCAATATACTTTTGACGGTGAAATTGAGTTTACCTACAATAAGTAGGTCGATGTTTAGGTCGAGAACATTTCAAACAGAAGACCAAAATTACATTCCAGACCCACTGGTGCATATTTAGCAACAAAGGTAGTGTTAGGAGACCACTAAAACAAATTCCCCTCGGAGGAGAAACTCACCAATTTTATGATTATTGACCACACACAATTACTAGGAGCTATTAAAAGTTCCAATATGGAGAGTGATACCTCTCCAGACACAATTAATTTGGATACAAAAGGAGCATTTGTTAGTAATACAGATCTAACTCCTCTTGTTTCAAATACGGGCTCATCTTATACAGCCCAAAATAATATAAAAGTAAGTACACTACCAAATACAGTAGAAACTTACGATATTTCAGACACACATTTCGATTATGTATCCACAGTAAAGAAACCATATCATATTTCAACTTTCAATATCGCATCAACAGCCACAGCAGGAACTCTACTTAAGACAATTAATATACCATCAGATTATTTTGCAGCAAATCATGTTTTGCAGAATGTTGGAAATACATTTAGATCTTTTGCAGGTAAATTCCATATTTTGATTTCAGTGCAAGGTTCGCCATCGTATTCAGGAGCTATGATTGCTAATGCTAAATATGGCAGAGGCACTCTTAACTACTCGACAGCAACCACAGCTTACCAAAATATGAATTATATGCAAAAAGTCATACTTGATTATTCCGACAATTCTTCAACAGCAGATTTGGTGGTTCCATTTAGATTTAATAGAACAGGTATAGATCCTTTCTTAACAGCCCACACCATACAGTTTAGAGCATATGCCCCTTTGGGTGGTGCTACATCGATTAGTGCAACAGTATCCATATTCGTAGAAGAACCAGTTTTCCGATTTCTTAGACCCCAAACATCAACATTTTTGACAACAACCGAATTTTCACAAAGAGAAACACAAGGCTTATTAAATATTACAACTATCAATAATACAATGAGAGATATAGCAGATTCAACTTTACCCATGAATCTAAAAGGAGACTCTCTAGATCTAAACCCTTCTTTGATGGATGCAGTTCCAATTGCTCTTAATTCCTCTCCTTTGATTGTAAAATACAATTCGTTTAATAATGCAGACAATCCATTTGCTGTCGATAGGATGAGTATGGTTGCTTCAGCGCAACGTATATCGGACGACACAACATTTGGAACAACGCAAGATGAAATGGATATTAAGGAGATCACAAAGAGAGACAATTATGTAACATCTTTTGATTTAACAACAACTACAGCTGTAAATTCAGCCGTATTTGCTACTTTTGTCACCCCTACACGACTTTGGGCTAATAACGCTACTGCAACACCAATTGAAGTAGTTACTAATAATTTCAAATACTGGAGAGGTGGACTTAAGTACAAATTCAGGTTCTTTATGAACAGATTTCAATCTATGAAGTTGTATGCATCAATGTTTTACAAGGACACAGAGCCAACTGTATTGACAGATTGGTCAGCATCACATGGAGTTGTTTTGGATATAGGAGGAGATCAACGTGAAGTTGAGATTGAGGTCCCGTACAATGCGGAGACATCCTGGTTGTATGTACCATATAAAGCACCCCAAGATCTAACAACTGAGACACATCAGAAGTTTGCCTTAGGTAAAATCGCACTATATGCTATTACACCACTAATCTCTCCGACTGGATCACCTACAAATGTTAGATGCGTCGTTACTGTTTCATCAGCAGATGATTTTGAATTGGCTACATATCAACCCGTTTCTAATAGAGCTCAAGGCATTATTTTGTCTGAAAGATCTATTCGTAAACCAAATGATATTGTCGATTCATCACCATCTTTGAAAACTTTACTTAAACGTTATTATGGTTTCACCAACTCATTGTCAACTGTAAATCTAGATAAAAATTACGCAATGTGTGATATAATCTATCCAGGAAATTTCTGGGGATTTACAGGTTCAGCCAATGATACAGTGGAATCTAATGAAGTTTTTATGAAGTTTCCATTTAATTCAAGAATCCCAGTTACTAGACTTTATGAAGGTTATAGAGGTGGTATGACGCTTAGAGTAGCTATGACATACGCACCGCAAAAGGATACAACTGTTATAGGTAGTGACTTGGTTCCGTTCTGTCTTTTCTTACCAAAGTCAAGAATCGATACGGCAACAACAACATTTATGGCAGACCTTTGTGGAAGTGTTAATAAGTATTTTAATGCACCATATTCTTCAGACCTGACTAGTGTAAACACACCGTACGTTTCTATGCCTATTAACAGCATAGGAGAAGCACGTCCGGGCCAGGAGATAGTGTTCGAGATTGATTGTCCTTATCAAGATGTCGAAAAATACTCTCTCCTTGCTGTACCAAATAGTCCTCAAACTTCTCATGGCTTTGTCCTTGCAGGTTTTTGGAACCCGCATAGACAAGGATATGGAGAAGCTAAAGATTATGTTTTCACAATCAGAACTTCAATAAAGTTTAGTGATGACGGACGTCTTGGACTGTTGGAAGTTGGAAGTCACGATTCATCATCCATTTCAGATTCATGGTCATCATCCATCTAAATAAAAATTGCTAAGGCACTTAGATTACA